CTTTTCTTTGATTGAACAGAAAGAAAAAGAGAAAGAATATGCTAAAATTTTTGGGATGAATAATGATTGAATTTCGTGATGAGCAGTTCCTGTGGGTGGAGAAATACCGCCCACAAAAGATTGATGAATGTGTACTTCCAGAAACTCTTAAACAAACTTTCCGAGAGTATATTGCTCAAGGAGAGTTGCCTAACTTTTTGTTTGCAGGAACTGCAGGTGTAGGTAAAACTACAATTGCCAAAGCACTTTGTAATGAAATTGGTGCAGAGTATCTAATGATTAACGGCTCGGAAGAATCAGGTATTGATACACTCCGAACTAAGATCAAAGGGTTTGCATCAACTGTGAGTCTAACTGATGCCAAGAAAGTTGTCATCCTAGATGAGGCTGATTACCTGCAAGCAAATTCTACTCAACCAGCACTGCGTGCATTTATTGAAGAGTTTGCCAACAACTGCCGATTCATTCTGACTTGTAACTTTAAGAATCGTATCATTGAACCGATCCACAGTCGTTGTGCTGTGATTGAATTCAAGATCGAAAGTAAAGACAAGCAGGAGATCGCAGCTGCATTCTTTAAACGTGCAGTGCAGATTCTTAAGCAAGAGTCCATTGAGTTTGACCCAAAGGTTGTTGCTGAACTTATCACAAAACACTTTCCAGATTATCGTAGGATTCTAAATGAACTCCAACGATATTCAGTATCAGGTAAGATTGATTCTGGTATTCTGGTCAATATGTCTCAGGAATCATTTAAGGGTTTGGTAAAACTTCTTAAAGAAAAAGACTTCACTGAAACACGTAAATGGGTTGCTAAGAACTCTGATGCCGATACAGTTGCACTATTCCGAGAATTGTATGATACTGCATCAACTAATATTGACCAAGCAAGTATCCCTCAACTTGTACTAATCCTCGCTGACTATCAATATAAAGCAGCATTTGTAGCTGACCATGAACTAAATATAATGGCAGCACTAACTGAGATTATGGCTCAGTGTAAATTCAAATGAGGATGCTATGGAAATACTTATGTTTTTATTTGCAATGGCGTTTTGTATCTGGTTTGGATGGCGTATGAGAGAAGAAATTGCAAAACACAAAATGCAAAAGTTTATAAAGTATGCTCAACAGATGCAAGAAGATGATCTCCCAGATAACTATATTCGGGTTGTGATTGAAAAGCACAATGATACTTTCTTCGTTTATGAAGAAGAGAATAAAACATTCATGGCTCAAGCTAACTCTAAAGATGATTTAGATAAATCTTTACGTGAGAGATTTCCTGGAAAGATGTTTGCTGTCAAAGAAGAGAATCTAATCGAAGTCGGTTTCCTATCATGAGCCCATTCGATTTTGTTAATGCAATCAACACTACAAAGAAAGACCTATTTGAAGATCCACTAGCTTCGAAAGATTACTCTGCATTCCTAGTGAATAGAGGGTTGTCGTATTTCCCCGATACGATTCTTCATGCAAATGAGATGAATCGTAACTCCAGTATCCCAAAGGACTGGCAGTTTTATTTTTTCCTAAATAGTATACCAAAGAAAAAGAGATTCAGTAAGTGGGCTAAGAAAGACACCGAAAGCGAATCGCTGGCTCTAGTAAAAGAGTATTTTGGTTACTCATCAGAAAGAGCCAGTGAAGCACTGAGTATTTTATCTGATGACCAAATGGCTATGATAAAAGAAAAATTATTTAAAGGTGGAAAATAATGACTGTAGAAATGATTTATTACGACTGGACACCAGAGTCGATGCTTGAAGTGAGTCTGCCAGAGCCAGACAACTTTCTAAAAGTCCGTGAGACTCTTACCCGCATCGGGATCGCTTCCAGAAAAGAAAACAAACTGTATCAATCTTGCCATATTTTACATAAGCAGGGTAGATACTTTATTGTACACTTCAAAGAATTATTTGCATTAGATGGTAAAGAATCAAATATCACTAATGGAGATATCGAGCGCAGAAATGCTATTGCTGGATTGCTTCAGGACTGGGAACTTCTAAAGATTTTAGTTGCTACACAGGCAGAACAGAAAGCATCTTTGTCTCAAATTAAGGTGGTCTCTTACAAAGAAAAAGACCAGTGGGAATTAGTTCCAAAATATAACATAGGAAAGAAATCAAAATGAATATTAAACTTGAATTGACCGTAGATGAAGTAAATGCTATTCTTCGTTGTTTGGGTAAGCATCCTTTTGAAGAGATCGCTACTCTAATTAATAAAATTAAATCTCAGGGTGAGCCACAAGTAGCTGAGATGGCAAAGGCTCAAGAAAATGCAGCTGCTAATGCTCCAGCTGCATAATAAATATAGAACTACCCAAGAATAATGATTTTCATTAGGTGGTTTTTATGAGAATCTTATAAGTAGTATGTCCATTTGGATGATGTAAATAATTATAATTTTTAGGAGATATAAAAATGGTTTGGACAACACCAACAGCAACAGATATGCGATTCGGATTTGAAGTAACAATGTACGTAATGAATCGCTAAGAGTCCCACCTTAGGGCTGTTCGTCGCTACGGTATAAGGCGTCCGTGTAATTACACCCTCGACACGAAAGTTCGAGCCAGTATAAGGTAAGCTGGAGTTTACCTGAATTATAAAATGAGAATGTATGCGAATTTTAGCAATAAACATATCACACCATGCTTCCATAGCACAGATTACAGACGGTAACTTAGACCTCTTCTTTGAAGAAGATAGGTTCAATAAAGTTAAACAATGTCAACCAGAACGATTTCCAGAACCAAGATTCATTTCTATAGATAAACACATCACAGAAAAACCAGACTATGTGATATTTGCATCTGCTAGTAGATATTGCCCATCAATAAAAATAATACCATACTTCATATCTGATGAAACTATTATGAGTTGGTTTGTGAAACAGTTAGAAGAAAAGTTTGGAAAGGTAAGAACTATCTTTCTTAAAGAACATCATCTATATCATGCACATTCTGCTTTTCATTTCTCTAAATTAGATAATGCAATATGTATTGTAATGGATGGTGGTGGAGCACCATTACAGTCTAATGAACAGTATGTAGAAATTGAAAGTATATATGATATGGATAGTACTAAATGTACTCCAAAATATAAAGCATATACAAATGTAGAATTTGTATATGATAGTATGCATTGTGAGATTCCACGAGAAAATTTATTCTATTCATTTACAGAAGATTCTGTAGATATAGAAATGTCTTCTAAATTTAGTAGTGGTATGAAGTTTCAAGAATTTGCTATCACTAATAATACTGGTATTGAGATTGGAAAAATTATGGGGTTGGCTAGTTATGGTAATCTAACTGGTGATACATTAGAGGATAAAGCTAGACAACTGCAACAAGATAGCTTACTAAATACATTTGAAATCATTAATAAAGCTATTAAATACTCTGACTCAAAGAACATTATTCTTTCTGGTGGATACTCTTTAAACTGCGTTAATAATTATGAATATGTTAAAGAGTTTCCAGAGTATAACTTCTTTGTAGATCCAGCTGCCCATGATGGTGGAACTGCTATTGGTGCTGGTATGTGGTTGTGGAGAAAATTGAAATGATAATTAGAGATAAGAAACAAACTATTGATTTAATTCTAGAACAAAAGATTGGTGCTATTTTTCAAGGTGCAAGTGAAATTGGTCCACGAGCATTAGGTAATAGATCAATAATTTTTGATCCAAGAAATCCTAATGGTAAAGATATCGTAAATAGAGTTAAGAAAAGAGAGTGGTACAGACCATTTGCTGGGACTATTCTTTTAGAACACGTTCACGATTATTTTGAAATGCTTACTCTTAAAGAATCTCCATGGATGTCGTTTGCGGTGAAAGCGAAACAAAAGGCTATCGATGAAGTCCCTTCTATCGTCCATGTGGATCATACTTGTCGCATTCAAACAGTCACACGAGAACAGAATAAAAACTTCTATGAATTGATTGAAGAATTTTATTCTAGAACTGGTGTTCCAATCTTATTCAATACATCTTTTAATCTAGCTGGGGATCCATTAGTAGAAACCATCCAAGATGGATTAAATACTTTAAGTAGATCTGAAATAAATTTCATATATGTTCCTGAAGATCAGGATTTAATTTTATGAGAATCCTTGGTATAAATTTATCGCACAATGCTTCAATAGCACAAATCACAGATGGTAAGTTAGATTTATATTTCGAGGAAGACAGATTTAATAAAGTTAAACAGTGTGAACCAGAACGATTTCCAGAACCAAGATTCATTTCTATAGATAAACACATCACAGAAAAACCAGATTATGTAATTTATGCATCAGTTGGTAGAGTGGGTCAAGCATTTGAATATTCTCCAGTATGGGTTTCAGATCAATCTCTGATGGATATATTTAATAAACAACTATCTGAAAAGTTTGGTGAAGATATACCATATTTTTATCAGATAGAACATCATCTATATCATGCACATTCTGCTTTCTATTTTTCTGAGTTGGATGACGCACTATGTATTGTAATGGATGGTGGAGGGGCAAGACCACTAGAAGAGTTTAACCAGTACATTGAGATTGAAAGTGTTTACACAATAGATAAAAATCAATGTAGTGCAAAGTATAAGTGTATAACATCTGCTGATATGTTTTATAATAATACTGTTTTAAATAATGTTGGGTATGTTGATCAACATATCAATCCAGAACAGTTAGATTATCCATTAAGAAAAGATAATATAGATTATTTACTAACATCTAAATTTAGTAGTGGGATGAAATTTAAAACTTTCTCACAAGTCCATGATATGGGTATTGATGTAGGAAAAATTATGGGGTTGGCTAGTTATGGTAATCTAACTGGTGAGCGTGTTGAAGATTTAGCTAGACAGCTACAAGAAGAATCTTTAAAAGATACAATAGAACTTATATCACTAGCAACAAAATATTCTGACTCAAAGAACATTATTCTTTCTGGTGGCTATGCGCTAAACTGCGTGAACAACTACCATTATATGAAACACTTCCCAGAATATAACTTCTTTGTAGATCCAGCTGCCCATGATGGTGGAACTGCTATTGGAGCAGCACTATGGTTTTATAAAGAAATTTTGGCATCTGAGATAGAATTTGCCTAAATAGAATTGGTTAGTTTCTAACCAACAACCGCTATGCCTTCGGGATAGCAATTTTTATTACTCGCTGAAAGGGAGACAATATGTTATCAGCTATTAATCAGTCCATCGATACTATTTGCAGTATCAAAACAAAATTCGTTGACACCTGCGTGCAAAACGAAGAAATAAAATCCCAACTCCAGACTTACATTGATGCTCAGCAATCATTTGCTAAGACAATGGCTAAGACCACTGTAGATTTTTTCACTACAGTTGGCACTTCTGCCCTTGCATTTGATCCACGCCAAGCATTTAAACAATAAGAAAGGAGAATAACATGGTTACAAAATTTGTTCCAGAGACATGGGGTGCTCATCTAAAAGACTTTGATAAGTTTTTTGTTGGGTTTGATGATCAGTTCAATCGCATCGCAAAGATGCATGATGATTTGACAAAAAATATTCCTAA